GATTTGCCATTTGAAATTCAAACCATCCTTGATGAAATGGCTGAAGGATAGTATCCAAAAACACGGCATTGAAAAAATCAAAACGTTCTTCAGATGCCGTACGAAGTACTTTAAGTTCATTCTTATTTAATTTACTTAATTTAAATTGACTCGACGAAGTCATGATCCTCCATCACCCTTAACACTTCTTCAATCCTATCATCTAATGAAACGGATTGAATTATATGAAACGGAATCGCTTGATCTTGTAACATACCCAACATAATATAATGCATTAAACGAGCATTAAATCGTTGTGCATTTCTCAAACCATCATTAATAAGAGGAATTCTTCCTGAAGGAATAAAGAAATGAAACTCGTACATCGACTTGGCGTACCCACAACAATCTTTATAATATTGATCCAAAAAATCTTGCATATCATCTTCTCTAGCCAAATGGCTTAAAGTATATGAAAACATATCAATAGATGACCGATCCGCTAAGAAAGGACTAAAAAGAAATTTCTCATGCATAGCACGTTTTTGTAGAAGCCAATGTTGAAACGTTTTCGTTAACTCTTTATCAGTACCAAACGCAGGAGGTTTTTCTAAACCTAAATCTTTCATAGCATCCCGCACAAAGTTTACTGTCTTGGGGACGTTCAAAATGTCAGCAAGTGTATTAATGAGGGTAGTCTTCCCACTACCTTCAGATCCCGTAAACGCAATACCAAGTAACCATTTAACTCTCACTGTTAGTTTCCCTTTCCAAGAGTATCTTCGATCATAGCAACTACTTCAGTAGCCTTTCCTGAATCTTGAGTTTCAGCAACTTGCATAAAGTCATTTACAAATTTATGCACATCAAGCTTTCCTTTCACCCTAAAAATATCAAAAGTACTTTCAGTAGTCTCATCTGTACCATAAGCACGCCTTAATTCTAAGACTAACTTAAATGTATCTAAAAGTTCTTTCCATGTCTGCGGTTTTAATTTCGTATTTTCTAAGGCATCCGAGCAAATAGTTTCAAGTAAACCAATAAGCTGATGTGCGTTATACTTTGGTTGAAGAGCTGTAACAATAACCTGAGAAGCTACTTGGGGTACTTGAACTTGCAATTTACGCTTGAAATCTACCCAAGCATGAAAACCACAAGTACATTTACAATGTACTGACTTCCAGTACTTTAAAGTATTAGGGCTAACACTCAGCTTACCTGCAATTTCTTCGAGTGATAGCCCTTGAGCATAAAACTCAAATGCTTGCTTATGTAATTCTACATCTTGTTTTGACATTATTCAACCTCTGGTTCCTCAACTTCAGCCATGCTAGAATCAGTAATCATCTCCATAGCTTCACTCACCCATCCATCAACTTGGTCTGAATGTTCCCGATAGTAGTCACGGAAAGTATTTGCTTGCACTTTTACATCGCCATCTAAAGTGTACCATCCACCTTTCTTTTTCGCCTTTCCTGATAGGACTAGAATGTCGAGCATGGGTGATATACCATCGACTCCAGAATCAAATCTTACGAAAAAGTTACACGTTTTTAAAGGCGGTGCAAGCTTATTGCGTAAGTTCTTGGCTTTAACTTCAATTCCGATGGGTTCTTGGCCTTGTTTGATATAACGAAATCTAGCTAGCTGAAAGATCATTGACGAGTAAAAAGTCGTTGGATTCTTTGCTAACCAAGTTAGAGGACTACCATAACCCATAGTCATAATCTTTGTACGAGGTTGATGTACAAGGATTAAAGCTACTCGACTCTTTGCGATTAAACCAACAAGACCTCTAAATGCTTGACTAAAGTATCTTGCGTGAATTCCTGGTTGAGTAGATTTTCCTTCGGCCATCGATAAATCAGATTCACTTGCTAAAGCTGAACAAGTATCTAGTGCGATACAAAGAAGCTTGTCAGGGTTTTCTGCTCTCACTAATTTTATTACATTTTCAATTAGTGGAACAATTTGCTCAAGATGTACATCTTCAAATTTAATTAGTTCATCTGTATTCAATCCTACAACTCTAGCGCGGTCTGCTTCAAGTGAGTATTCACTATCTACGAGAACAGCAATTCCACCGAGTCTTTGAGTTGTAGCGAGAATTGAATAGACGAGCGAACTCTTTCCAGTACCAGGTTCACCAACTAAACTGATAGTTCTTCCTACGGGGATTCCCCCTCTACCTGTGATTATATCAAAAGTAGGGATTCCAGTAGGAATAAACTCCTTGACATTAGCGTGACATTCAGGAGAGTCGAGATCGAGAGCACCTAATTTTACACGTAAATCACTCATATATACTCCAGTACACGAGGGACATTTGTCCCTCGTGTGCATTTAGTAGAGATTAATCGAGCTGTCCAAGAGTAACTTTTTCAGCAGCGATCGCGCCAGCAAGTTTTGCCATGCCGGCTTTTACGCTTTCTCCACTACCCTTACCTGGAATTACGGGAGTGATTGTTCCTTCACCTTCAAAAGACTTAGTCCCGCCTAAAGCCGCTTCAACTCTAACGACTAATTCAGGCGGAAACATAGCCTTTTGCTCTTCATAACCACGACGTTGATCTTGGACAATTGCGTCTAGATCATGTAAGTGCTCAAGTAAATCCGTATTAGCGATCGCAGTTTGTTGACGATCAAGACGGACGTTATAACGATTACCTGGATTCTTTGTAATTATAACATTGAACCCGGCATCAGGATTAATGAAATCTTCACCACTAATAAATAGCTGGAAGATTTGACCGAAGACCGTAAAGCTTAAAGGTAGAATTTTAACAACCGGCTCTTCGATCTTTGTATCGTATGCATTTACCCAGAAGACGCGACTAGCTTTCATATTACGAGCCGCTTCTTGATCTTCCTTACTAGGTGACATCGCAAGGACAGTAATCGCATCATCGACGAAACATTTTGTTGATGGGGTTTCTGCGGCATTACAAACTGCTACACGATTACGTTCACCTCCGCCAACTTTAAAATGGTTTCTTACTTCACGAAACCAAAGTCCACCCTCTCTCCAGGGAGGCATAATTCTGACGGTATTAGAACCGTCTCCGAGTTTCATAAAACGGCCTTCTACGGCAGAGCGTACATCGGCCAGTTTACGAAATGATTCAGGATCTAACTGCTGTTTTAATGCGTCTAAGAATGTCATAATGTTTCTCCTTTACCAGTCTCGCTGTTCAAATGACAGCTGTTTTCTTTGAGTGATAGATAAGTTCACGAGTGAATCACGTTTGAACCACAAGCTCGTAATAGTTGAATTAATTAAGTCCAAGACATAAGTTATTCTTGAAAGTCTATCTTGTAATTTGGCATATTCAGCATCTTCTTGCAACGCTGCATCTAAGATTTTGCTCGTTACATAATGCGATTTAGTAATCTTCATAAGAGAAGGTCCAGACGCGATTCTCATATCACGTTCGACTTGCCTCTTGAAAAATTCTAAGTCGGCACGTTGAGCAAGCCAATATTGAGAGATGGCAGGCAAAGTTTCAAGATCGGAGTTAGTTTCTATAATCCTAACATCGGTTTTAAGCTTTTCCTTCAACTCTCCGACCACACCAAGAAACTCTGTATCACCCATTTCCAGGGCAGCAATCATTTTTAAAATCATCTGCTACCTACCACATATTGAATAGGATCAACAATAGAATTTTGATTGAACCCTTCAAGTCGCTCCGTACAACTTCCACATTTTCCACAAGCTACTACCTCAGTTCGATCGGTATAAACAATCTCTTGCGGATCGTAACAAGTCCAAGTTTTCTCATACGGAACTTTTAATTTAAATCCCTCTTTCAAAATATCGCCCTTGTTCATAAACATAAATGGAACCCATAACTTAACTGGCCAGTAATGAGCTCTATCAAAAACTTCTTGCATCGCTTCGATGTAAGCAGGACGGCAATCAGGATAGATCGCATGATCACCTGCATGCGCAGCATATGCAACAATATTAAAACCGCAAGTGATACACCACCCTAAAGCAAGACTCAATAAGATCGTATTCCTTGCAGGCACTACAGTCAACTTCATTGATTCATCTTCATAGTGACCTTTAGGTACTTCAATATCTTTTGATGTTAATGCTGAACCTTGAAGCAAGGAGTTAATGTTTGAAACATCCAAGACCTTGTGAGAAACCTTAAAATGTTTCGCTATTTGCATAGCACACTTAATTTCAACTTTATGTCGTTGAGCATAATTAAGTGTTAATGCGGTTACTTTGTCATTTTCTCGTTTTGCTTTTGCGAGAAGTGTTGCGCTATCCATCCCACCACTTAGTAGGACGACACATGATGTTTCACCAGCCATTTAATTATTCTCCAATAGAGTTAGGATTGAGCTTGGACTTTATCTTCATCCTGGACGTCGTTTTTAGAAACGGCAAATGTATCTACATTCCCAGATCTATAACTTGTTAAAGAGGCGCTAAGATTTGAGAACGCGAATTTCATTTGAGGACCACTGTTAGCATCAAAGTGGTACGTAGAACTTGAAGTCAAGCCATATGATTTTGCATCAAGCACTGCATTGATATCCGATGATAAGTATGCGAACTGCCAATTATACTTCGATTCTTGGTGTTTAATCATACTAAATATTTTAGCGCGATCAAACTCTCTGCTGTCATTTTCATGACCATCAGTTAAAATTGCGAATACAACTTTTGATGGTCTCTCATATTCAGGCATTCCATCTAAATGACTACCAACAGTATTGATCGCTCTACCAATAGCGTCAAGAAGTCGCGTCATTCCTCTTGGTTGAAATGTTTTCGTATTTAATTCAGCAACATGGTTCAGGGGCACAAAATTATAAAGCATATCATATTCATGATCGAACTGAACTAATGAAATCGTTGCTTGACCGGGAAGGTTCTTTTGATCTTTAAGAAACTGATTGAAGCCTCCAATCGTGTCATCCATTACACTAGCCATAGATCCCGAACGATCGAGTATAAAAACAATATGCGTATAATCCGTTTTAGTCATTGTAATCCTTCCTTTTAAATTCTTGATGAAGTGCAGCGATTTTAGAATCAGCTGCATCTAATGAAGCGCTTTGACCATCATAACTTCTCTTTGCTTTTAACAACTCGAACATCATACTATGAGTATCTTTTACACCTTTGTTTAATTTCCACGTGGTATAAAATAGATAGAAGATTGCGGCTATCTCACCTAAAGTAACAAGCCTAAATATCCACCACGTTATACTCCATTGATAGTTTTCCATTAAAATTTACCTGTCGAGCCCACTCCATCACCGCCTCTATCAGAAGCAGGTAATTCAGATACGATCCGAATTCTACCACCAAGTAAGACAGGGACGAAGAGAAATTGGAGCACTCGTTCCCCTTTTTCAATCTCAATTACTTCTGAAGAGGAATTTGTAATAAATGGTTGAGTCAGTCCTGTATACCCGTGATCGTATACGCTATGACAAACCAGGCCTTTTGAACGCCAAGAACTTCTTGGAAAAATTAAACCAGCGAAACCATCAGGCACCCAAATAGCAATACCACAATCAAGCGGAAGAGTATGCCCAGGTAAAAGTTTAACATCAAATTGTGCATGCAAATCCCAGCCAGCATCTTCACGTCTTTTTTTAGTTGGCGGAATTGCATCAAGATAAATAAGTTTAACTAGTAATTCCATTATCACTCTCCACTACTAAATTTGTTTTATCTTCACTAGATTCAACCTTTTCCTGAAGAATTTTTACTCTTTTTCTCGCTTCAACAATGTTTGGATGTAAGTCACCAGTAGCAGCTTCTTGCAACTGTTCCCAAACAATTCTAGCCTGCAAAGCCACGGGAAGGTCGTCTATTTCACCTAGCACACCTAGCAAAAATAGAACATGAGCACGAATACAATCTTCATTTAATTCAAAAGCTTGCCCTGACTCAATCATTTCCTTCCATTTAAGATCACGCTCTTGTAATGTTTGTACTGCTATTCTACGAGCCCTTGATCTTGACATTGGATTACTATTGTGATCTGCCATGATAAATCCTCCCAGCCCCCGTGATAGAGCAAAAAATTACGGGTGAAGATCCGAAGACCCTCACCCGGCTACTTAGAACGTTACTGCGTTGATGGTATTGATCAAGGCTTGGCGATCAGTTTCCAAAATCTTCATGATGTCAAACACCTTGTCACTCCATCCAGCCAGCGCATACACTTTAGGCTCAGGGAACTGGAGGGTTCCATGGCCGGCTAAATCAAAAGTGTAAATGAGCGGGCTACACCCAGTAGCTTTCTTGTACTCATTAAAACTCGTCTTCGGGGTATTGTACCCCATCCAAGCCTGCATATCCGACAGGATGATAATTCTGTCGTACGCGTACTTAGCGGTTTTAAAGACCGAATGAAAATTGGTCCCGCTAAACTCGGAATGCTTACGGATAAATTCGATGTTCTCGAAGATATCCTCAGTCTTGGGAAGACTGATATACTTGGCGGAATTGGAAAAGATAATCAGATCCGCGTTCATCTTGCACTTCAAAGCCACGGAAAACATCGCGCCGATGTCAAATGGGCGACCTTCCATTGAACCAGAAACATCCAAGGCAACCAAAGTTTTGCCTAAAAGATCAGGGATGTTGCTTAACGAAGTACTAGCCGCCGTAGCAAGAGCACCCTTGATTTTTTCAAACATGGCGATTTCAGCCTTCGTGCTGGCCTTGGTCACGGAGGTTTCCATTTCCTTGTATGCAGTACCATAACGGAAAGGGAGGACCAAAGACTTCCCGATAAGCGCAGGATCAATCAACATCGCGAGCGCGTCATCGAGAACCTCCGGAGCTTGCTCAACAATGTTGCGCAAGTTTTTCAACAGCGCGAGGTAACCCAGCTTTTTCTCCTTGATCAAGGAAGTCCAAGCCTGCTCCTTCAGCTCTTCCTTTTCAACTTCAGTTCGTGCAAGCTGTCCAGCAGATGACAACTTCGCTTCCCAAGTTTCGGTAGACTTGAGCGCATCGGCCACCAACTGCTTTAACGCCGAAGCGTTGGAAGCAATCGGCTTCGGATGAACCAAGTTCACCACGTCAACCAAGGAAACGGCTTTGGACTCACCACGATACTTAGAGAGCTGGTAAGCATCGAACTTATCGAAAGCTGCCGCCAAACCTTTCTTCAAAGAGTTCGGCACAGGCTTTCCATAATTGACCAAGTAGTAGGCCAAAATCTCCATCATATCATCGGGACGGCGGACAACGGCATTGAAGAACCGTTTGGTCCAATCAATACCCTTGACTTTTTTGGCAATCTCACCCGCTACGACATGAGAGATAGACCTCATCCCAAATTCGTTACGTGCATAAATTGCCGCCTTGGCCACAAACATCTTGTCCGGAATCACGTCAATCAACGATCTGACGGTCTTCAGAGACTCACTCGCCTTTTTGTAAAACTGATCTTCGACGAACGAGGTCAAAAGAGTTGATACGAAATGTAATTCGGGTGACTCTTGATAAGCCTCACCGCCCGCGAGGTTGGTGGTAAGAGTCGGATTAACCGCTTTCCTGTTGAATTTTGCCATAGCTTGATACCTCCAGGAAGAATTATTTTACTTCAAAATTAAAAGCGGGAGAGAAATCCGAAGTGAGTTTTACTTTTTTCCACGAAGTAACTCAACTTCTCACTACTCCTGCTTACCTACAAATTTAAGCTTTTGAATTCCTAAATGTTCAATGTCTGCCATATGTTTATC